GAACATGTCATCTTGTGTGCCGGTGTCACCTATAGTTGTTTCTGTTCCAAAGAATACTAAGTGACGATCTGGTGTAGATACTATCATATGTCTTGATGCCGTAGGTGCACCAGATATAATAGTCGCTCTAATATTTTCTGCTCCTGATGCAGCAGAGTTCCATTCAAATACAGCACTGTCATGTATTAAACAAATTGCTTTGTCACCAAAATTATCTAGTGACCACATACCAGGTTCTAATACTAAATCTCCTGATGCTGCCTCACCCCATGCTACAAAGTTTGTTGTGCTAGTTACAGTTGCTCCACCACTATGGGCATCCTTTGTTGTACCCCTAACTTCTCTGGTTACACCTGTAAGTTCATTGCCAGATATACCTGTGTAAGATATTTCTTCATTATCTATTTTTATAAAGTTTGTTCCTGTGTCAGGAAACTGTGATACATCTCCTAATATAATACCTGTAGTGACTGTATCATTAATACCGTTTGTAAGAGTTGTTGTTGGTTCACCTGCAACTTCACCACCCCAAGACCCAAGAGACCAACCAAAACCTTTTGCTTGAACAGCTGGTCCTACAGGATAATAATGTTGTACTCTAATACCACCTGATGTTGTTGCACCAGATCCAGATTCATTGCCTGGCATTGTAATAGTAATCGTTGTACTTGTAGGCACGGTGGTTACCATAAATTTTTTATCGTTAAAATCAGACGCACCAAAATTTGAATTAGTAATAGTGCTAAAATTATCTAATAAAATTATATCTTGCTCACCTATGCCGTGATCTCCACTAAATGTTATAGTAACAGTTGATGATCCGTTAGTCGTGCTAAATGCATTTGTAAGAGTGGTTGTAGTTTTAATAGGATGTATGTCATAAAACACACCACCAGAATATGCATATAAAATTCTGTTTGTTCCAATAATTGCATACTTTCTAGCTTTACTATTTACAAAATGATGAAGTCCTCTACCAGCACCTGTAAGAGCGTCATCTCCTAGTTGTTTCCAACCACCTATTTTTTCTGGAGTGCCATATCTAAATCTCACGTTATCACAATCAATCCATTGACCCTCTGCTCCAGTGGGTGTGATTTGTTTATTTATACCTGGCTGAAAACCTATCTTTTGTAGCATAATAACCCGTTATACCAAATTAAACGTTAATTAACAGATTAAAGTACGGGGAGTGTGGTTGTGGTGGTACTCCCCATACCAATCTTTTTTATAGACTATTTTGTGAGTTTAGTCAACTTTGCACCTCTAAACCATGCAGGTAAACCTAATAAAGGTCTTTTATCGTATTCGTTTTCTTTAGCTTTTTTTGAGTTAGATTTATTATAATGTAAAAATACTTGTCCACAATCTTTTCCTGTAAACTCTTCTCTCCAATGTTCTAAATCACATCCAGAATAAATTAACATATCTCCTGGTTTTAAATCTATTCTAATACCAGCTTGTCCTCTTTTACCTGTTGGGTCTAAATATATTGGCCAAGAGTCACCACCAAGATTTAATGTGGTCGATATCTCACATGAATATCTGTCTTTGTGTCTAGTTAATATATCACCTTTTTTATAAATTCTTGCATAAGAATATGTTGGACTTAATTTAAGTCCAGTATGTTTTTCCATAACTGGTTTTACTTCTTGTAATAAAGTTTCCATTGCAATATCTGCGTAATGAGAATATGTGTTTGGTATTTGTGTATCTGTCCATACACCCCAGTATTCTGTAAAAGGAGAAATATACTTAGAATCAAATAAAGCTCTTGCAACATCTCTTTTATTTTTAAAGTATTTGTATACAAAATCTGCTAACTCTTTTGAGATAGCTCCTTTTAAAACACTATATTTATTTTTTTTGAACGACATCGTTTTCTCCTTTATATTGTAAAACATTACTTGGTATTGCCTGACAATTCCAGTGTATAAATCTAAATGGTTCGTATCCCATGTCAGGTAAATATTGATGTGGCATGTACGATGGAAAAAATATCATTCTTCCTGGTTGCACCTTATAATTTATTTGAGATGTTGCGTATGTAACTTTTGTTTTATCTTTTTCAGGTAAAAGGTTCATTACATTACCAGCTCTAGGATCTTCAAAAACAGGCATAGAAGTTTTTTCACTTGCTTTTAAAAAATAAAAACCAGATATGTGACCATTCCAATGTGTATGTAAACTATGATAACCTGCACCTTCTTTTGCAAATTCTTGTACCCACATTTCTGTAACAAAAACAGTATAATCCTTTAAATCAAATCCCATTTCATTTAAAAGATTGTAAGCGGTTGCGCCAACATAATTTTGTAAATCTTTAAATTTAGGGTCACCTATTAAGGATGTTGAATGAAATACATGACCCATACTGCCTTTATTACCAAACTTTTTGTTACGACTATCAATTTGTTTTTTCATTCTTTTTTTAGATTGCTTAATATAAGGTTCTGAAGCTTTATTTAATTTATTAACAAATTTAGGTTCATCAGCCCACCATGTTGGACATTGAAAATAATCTTCTCTATTTAATTGTTTTGGATAACTCATTTAAAAGGCCATCCTAAATTCCATATAACTAAACTATATCTTGATCCTTTTTTAACCGGACATACTCTGTGCCATACATGTGAGGGAAATACAACCACAGATCCTTTTGGTAATATTTCTGTGCATTTTCTAATATTAAATTTTTTGCCCTCTTCATGATTTCTAAAATCAAATTCTAATTCACCACCTTTGTAATCTTTTGGATCAGATAAACTTACAGTTACAGATAATTTTCTAATTTTACCATGTGAAGATGTATTAGGTTGGTTATATGGTTGGTTCCAACTATCACAATGCCAATTATAAAATTGACCTTTTTCATATTTTGTAAATTGACAGGACTCTGAATAATCCCATTCAAAATTCCAGCCAGCGTTTGCGTTTGCTTGATGAATGTACGGTTGTATTTCTTTATATATCCACCTATCATTCATCCAAACAACATTAGAATCTCTTTTAGATTTTAAATCTTTTATTTCGTCTTTATTTAATTTTTTACCACCATATCCACCAGTAACTGCCATTTGATCAGAAATAGATTTTCCGTATTTTATTATTTCATCACAAATTCTAACGGGGACTGCTGATTGAAAATACCAGTAATGATGTAATAAGTTCATATATCTTTATAAACTTAATGTAACATTTATATAAAAATAGTCAATTAATTAACAACTAAATTTCCACTAGCATTAAAAGTTGCTACTTTGTAAGAACCTGCAGGAGAAGGTAAAGTTGCAACACTATTAGATCCCGGAGATACTGACACACACGCAGAAGAAGGGAGTCTAACAATTACAACACCTGAACCACCAGCACCACCAGCAATACCTGTAGGTATCGGATTGTTACCAGCTCCTCCACCTCCACCACCAGTGTTTGATGTTCCAGCAGTTCCATTACCACCAGGTCCACCAGCACCACCTCCACCACCAGGACCTCCTCCTCCACTTGATCCAGCTCCACTTCCACACCACCCTCTAGAACCTCCACCACCACCAGCTCTTGTTACAGGTGAATTTGTAATTGATGAAGCTGCTCCAGCTCCACCAGCCCCACCACCAGAACCTGATCCAGCTGTTCCTGCAGCACTTGCTCCACCACCTCCACCTGCATTAACTGGATGACTTGTATCACCTCCAGGATTTCCTTGAGGTGGACTAACTGGAGGTGTGTTTCCTGTTCCAAAACCTCCTGGGCTTCCTCCATGTGCACCAGCACCTGAACCTCCTGGTCCCTCAGGTGTGCCTCCACCACCTCCACCACCAGTGGAAGTAACAGTGCAACTACCATTATATGTAAATACTGAATTAGCTCCTCTTCTACCATAATAACAACTAGGGTTAGTACCACCAGCTCCACCTCCTCCAATAGTAATTGGGTGAGTTCCTTGTGAAAGACGTATTGCAGCTACACCACTATTAGCTGGTAAACCAATTGAAAAACAACCTGTAGATGAGCCACCTGATTCTCTATAACCACCAGCACCACCACCTTCACCTCTGTCCCAAGTTCCACCGCCACCACCAGCGATCACCAGATAATCTACATCATAACCAAACGCTGTGCCATCAGGCCATGTTCCATTTGATCTAGCTTGAAATTGACTTTGCATTGACCACACACCACTTGCTTTATTTAATTCTTTTACGATAACTACTCCTGAACCACCATTAGCTCCATTATTTGGAGCAGCACTACCTGTGCCTCTTCCACCACCGCCACCTCCGGCTCCTTGATTTGTTCCTCCTGCTGTAGCAGAGCTAGGGCTTGTTGAACCTGCTCCACCACCACCTGGTCCTCCAGATCCTGCACTATTAGGACTATAATTTCCACCACCTCCACCACCGGCATAAACTCCACAACTTGGTAAACTTGTTCCTGGATATAAAGGACTTACATCCGTTCCATTTCCACCATTACCACCACCGCCACTGGCTCCATTTGCACCAACAGCTGCAGCGCCACCGCCTCCTCCTCCACCAGTCTGACCTGGACTTGGACTTGGCCCTGCATCACCTCCAGCATTTCCTTGACAAGCTGTTCCTGCTCCACCTTCTCCAGTTGAGCCAGATAAAAAATAACCGCCACCACCACCTGATCCACCTGCTGTACCACATCTTTGATCAATAGAAGCTCCACCTCCACCTCCAGTAGCAGATAAACATCCTACAGTGGATGCTCCACCATCACCACCACTTGCGGGTCTTGAAGCTTTTGATCCACCTGCTCCCACTGTAACTGAAATAGTTCCACATGCATTTGTTTCACCTGTTAAAAGTCCACCAGCTCCACCGCCACCACCAATTTCAGCCCCACCTGCACCACCACCTGCAACTAAAGTTGCTTGAACAATTCTAGTTCCTGGTTGTGCTGTAATGTTTCCGCTAGATGTTTTAGTTGTAATTTTACCACCACCAAAAGAAGATTTATTTGATTTTCCGATTACACCACCGTTAGATGATCCAGATTTATTTCTGGGCATTGTGTCCTCCTATGCGGACACCCAAGATGTGCCGTTCCAATCGTATACGGTTGGAGTTTCCGCTGTATCGTCAGTTTTTGTTGCTTCCCAACCTTTAGAGTTGTCGGCATTATATTTTGTTTCATTCCACACAATTAAATATCTCCAAACATTTGGAGACTGTCCATCGTCTGTAATTGTTGGATATGTAATTGGTGCCTGCCAATCATCGTTATCATCTAATGACCATGATGCGTGAGGTTGTGCACCTAAAAATTTATTTTTTGCAGGATCGTAAACCATTCCAATTCCTGCGTATTGTTTTCTAAAATTATGATTGTAAGAAGTTTGTTTCCAATTTTCAGTTTTAAAAAAATCTTGACACCATGTTTCTCCATCAACATGCATATCATTTTCACCTAAAGGGCCATTAGCTGTTTCAACATCATTTGCTACAACCACAACTCTTTGTACTACTAAGTTTTCTTTTGAACTATCAAACTTATCTGTTTCTGCTTTTAATTCTGCGAAATGTGCCATTTTTTACTCCTTAATATTCTATTTATATTTTATCATCCACTAATTGTCAATGTCCCTGATACAGTGAATGTTGCTATTTTATCGCCTCCAGGATGTGTTGAAGTTGAATTTGTTCCAGGAGATACTGATAAACCAAAATCACTTGGAACTCTTGCAACTACTATACCTGAACCTCCAGCACCTGAAGTTCCTGATCCACCTGATCTACCATTACCACCACCTCCACCACCAGTATTAGCTGTACCACTTGTAGCGGTTGAAGGGCTAGGACCTACACCAGCTCCACCACCGCCAGCTCCACCTGAACCTTGTGACCCACTTTCATGACCACCACCTCCACCACCAGCATAAGTTACATCAGAACCAGTAATTGTATTTGGTGCACCAGCACCTCCATTACCACCAGTAGGATTACTAGCATTAGCACCAGCAGCAGTAGCTCCACCACCACCGCCACCACCAGCAGCCCCACCACCATTTCCATCACCACCATCATTACCTTGAGGTGGATCAGTAGGAGGAGTATTACCAGATTCACCTGGTCCAGCATCACCACCACCACCTCCACCACCACCAGAGCCTCCAGCTGAAGCAGCGACAGAACCACTTGGAGGACCAACTCCACCACCACCTCCGCCAGCAGATGTTATAGTTGAAAATACTGAATCACTTCCATTATTACCTTTTGAATTAGGAGGGTGTGATACAGCTGCTCCTCCAGCTCCTATTGTTATTGAATAACTTCCTAAACCTAAACTTAATGCACTTCCTTGCAAAGGAGAAGGTCCAAAACCAGATGCTCTGTAACCTCCGGCTCCACCTCCACCAGCTTTACAAGATGCACCACTACCTCCACCTGCTACTACTAAATAATTTACGGCAGCTGCTCTTGTAATCCAATCATTATTTTTAACCTGATCAAATACTGTATTTAAATCCCAAATACCTGAAGCGCATTTAGGTGTTACTTCTTTTACAACTACGATTCCTGAACCACCTGCTCCACCAGCATTGGCTGAGCCACCACCGGCTCCTCCACCACCGCCACCTGTATTAGCAGTTCCAGCAGTACCATTACCACCTGTTGATCCGGCACCACCGCCACCAGGTCCACCAGCTCCGGCATTAGAATTAAGACCGCCACCACCGCCACCACCAGCGTAAGTCACACAAGACCCTGTAATATCGTTTGCAGTACCATTACCACCAGCACCAGATGCAGGATTACTTCCGTTACCACCAGCGCCTGCTGAACCACCACCGCCACCAGAACCAAAATTTCCTCCTGGCGAAGCAGGAGTTTGACCTGTTCCACCTGGATTTCCTTGAGAAGGACTTACTGGGGGAGTATTTCCAGATCCACCAGCTGTAGGTGTAGGACTGTGTGCAACTCCACCACCACCAGAACCTCCATCAGCACCTGCTCCAGATCCACAATGTGATCTTGATCCACCTCCTCCACCACCAGTAGATGTTACTGATGCAAAAACCGAATCACCTCCATTACCACCTCTTCCAGGTGATGCAGGATAAGGCCCTGAAGCTCCACCAGCACCAACTGTTACACTTATTGAACCACTAGGTGCAGAAAAACAAGTGTCTGTTCTATAACCACCTGCTCCGCCACCTCCAATTCCAGCATTAGATCCTGTGCTACCACCACCGCCACCACCAGCAACAACCATGATTTCAGGTATTGTTGATGTACAGTTTGTTTTTTGAAAAGTCCCTGATGATGTAAATGTTTCTGTTCTACTCTGTGGAGTACTGATGACTTTTGTAGGTCCAATTATTCCGCCATTACCAGCCATAATTTAAACCTCCTACGCGTCGTCTATCGATTCATATGATACGAATAAATCTAGATCAGATGCTGCACCTGCTCCACCTTTAAGTACATCACCTTCCATTAAATAAATTGGAGTATCAAGTAAAA